TTGATTGTATCGTCCCAGGCCAAGGCATTGGCTTCTACCAGCAGACGTTCTAGATCTATTTTGGCATCTGTTCTATAATATCTTAATTTGCTCATGTTGTGCCAATTACCATAAATCTTGTGCAACCTGGCATTGTGAGTTCGCCTTGCCAAATAACTTTGGCTAGGCCGCAGGTGTCAACAAACTCATCCAAGTTATGATGACAGTTTACATGGTCTGGCACATCAAACATGTCGTTGCCTTGCAATATAAGTTTGGTTCCTGCGGGCAGACTTTGTATCCATTCTGAATGATTTTCAAAATGTTCAACAATGGTGTCAACTATGACAAAGTTTTTAAACTTGTTGAAGTCAAGTGTTCTTACGTCTTTGGCTAGATTTCTAAATTCAGTGTAGTGCTGACCATTTAAAACCTTGGCTGGCAAATGTGTTGATTCGTCTATGTCAACATTGATCACTGCACCTAGTTTTTGATTGCGAACTGCCGCAATAAAAGGCAGTAATCCAACCCAACCCCCAACCAAAACCATTGTGGGATTTTCTTTGGTCACTGTTGGCTTTTGTGTAAACCAGCCAGTGCTTTCAAGTTTGTCCAGCAACCAAATTTTACTTTTAACTTGGTTTCTACTGAGCGCATCCTTCCAGTTTTCTTCTGGACCATTTTGAATAGCCAACATGAGATTTTTGGTTACCCATTCTTGGTCAGCAAAATAATTGCCAACGTTTTTGGCAAAAAGTTCTAGGTCTTCATTGATGGTATTTTCTATCAGTGTGCCTTTGCCCAACAGCATTCTAATAAAGTAACACACTTCATAGACATTGCTTTGACTGTTGTAAAGTTTTTCCATCGCATAGGCCAAGATCCCAATGGGATCTAGTTCAGGATAATTTTTTTTGTTTTCTTGAATCCAATTAAACACGTTCCATGTGTTGCCGATAGCAGTATTAAAATCCTGCTCACCAAACTGCATACTGTGAATCATTGCTTCTGGTGCTGAGGTCAACACTATATCCTGCTCTAGTAACGAGCCTTCTTCTTCGCGCACTGGCTTCCATTCATCAGGAACTATGATACCACGTTGAGTCAAAATTGACATCATCTCCCAACGAGCATCATTGTCGCCCTGCGTTGCTTGAATTAACCGCTTGAAGTCGTAGAAATTTTCTCGACCAATTTCAATAATGAGATGTTCTAGGTCGCTTTGTTGACCACTTTCCATCCAGCGTCTAAGCCAATGCAGACTGTGACGATAGCCGCAGGCTTCTTCAATGAAATAGAGGATGGCAATCTTGGCTTCTAAGATTTGTTCTTCTGTCATTTGAACCATCCAAACATGCCCAAGTTGGTTCTCCAACGCACATCTTCATAGGTCAAAGGTTTTTCAGGATGCAGTTGTAGCATTTTGAGCATGCGACTTTCATCAGCGGTAAACCCAGGAAGTCTGAATCCATACACGTCTTGCAATTTTACACTCAGTGTGGTAAGTTCAGTGATAATTTCTTTGTTTTTGTGTTGTTCAAAAAAGTCAATGAACCAATCGTAATCTCTGATCAAAGTAAAATCAAAATCATCAAAATACAACATCTTGGCCGCTAGTCTGGCGCCATACATGCTCCAGGCACCGTGTTCTACATCTCGACCCACAGTCATCCAAGTCAGCAATCGTTGAAAGTTAGCGGCATGCATGTCTTTGCTGATTCGTTCCGGATCAATGACCTGTCCTTGTTCCATTGACAATTTTACACCTTCTCTGAAGCCCACACGAAATGCTTGATAAGGACTGCCGTTGGTATAAACAGTTGAATAACAACCTGGAACTTCTTTGTATTGTTGAAAGTCCCAGCAAAAGTCAACAGCATCTCTTTCGTTGTCAGATGCTTCGTGACTACGCATGTTCAACAAGTGATCTCGATTCCACATTTTGAGTCCACCGTTGCCATACATCAAGCCATTGGTAAATTGGCGGCCGCCCCAGGTAAAAGTCATGCCTAACGTGATCTGCTGTGGCGCAGTTTTGTTAAAGAACTCAGGATCAATTTGATTGTCAGCGTCTACAGTGATAACATAGTCGCTCCAAGGAAATGCATTGCCAGCGGCTTTGTGGCAGGCATCAAATCCTTTGACTCCATGCACTCGGGCAATGTTGGAATGTGGCACTACTTTTTGCAACAATTCCCAGTGATGATCTGCGTTGGGCTCATCAAAACTTAAAAACACCACAGGGATGTCTCGAATCATTCTATTGCTGGGTTTGAAACTCTGAGCAGTTGGTTTAACTTTAAACATTGACATGTTTTTTGAACTCCTGTCGTAACCAATTCCAATCATTGATTTGGTTCATTGCCTGCAGGTTGCTGGCATTCTTTAATCCATACTTGACTCCTGCTTGAGCACCTAATACTGCATACTGCCCGTTGTATCTATGCCAACCGTAACGTGACCAAGCACTATAACGATCAGCGGCTGTTTCTATGTCGCCAAAGTAATTGTAGATGTTTGTTTCGTATTTGTAACTGTCAATGATAACAGCCTTTTTACCTTTGCGATAGGCTGTGCGTTGTTCTGCTGTCCAGTCTTGCGTGGCAATGTAACGCTCTAGTTCTTCTAATTCTTCCATCATGCTGTAATTTTTACGTTGAATACGACCGCACACCGAAGTCAATGATGCTAGTTTAGCACACTCTCTAAATCCACCAATCCAAGCACTTTCAGGCGTGGCATTGAATCGCGTTTCACAACTGAGTTGATCTTTGACTACTGTGACAGATCCAATGGTTGTTGATAGATCAATGTGCCAGGCACGATCTTCCATAAACGGTTGTCTTGGAAACATTTTGACACCGCCGTATCCGTATTCAAGGTCGTTGACTGGATTGCGACTGCGCCAAATTAACACACACTCGGGTTCAGGCACGTTCCAGTGATGAACATTGGCATCTGGCTCCCAAGCAAAATCAAAGTCATTGAGAACCCAAGCATCCGCATCAACTACCCAAAAATTTTCTGTGGTGCTGATTTTTGCACAAGTCTTATGAACTTCATAGATGCCTTTGACGTCTTGCACACGCTTGGCATCTGGCCGTAACTGTGTTAACTTTTTCCAGTTATCTTCGGCATTGGCCTCACCTATGGAAATAAAAAAGACATCTAGCATTGATCATTCCAGAATAAACTGTTCAACATCAGATTCTTTGACTAGTGGACCAAGTCTATGAGGATTAAAGTAACTGGCTTTAAAAAACTTGCTGCCGGCGTCGTCAAGTTCGGCAATATCGAGGCCTAGATCTTGTCTGAGTGCGCGACCAAGTTTGACAATTTCTGATTGAAGTTTTTCTCTGTCCCAGGTGTAATTGCTACGCACACAACGTTCATTGCCGCCGGCAAATCTTGGTGCTACATCTTCGTTCCAATACTGAGTGTGCCATTCAAAATCTCTGACTAGGGTATAGTCCCAGCCGCGATGTAGGTTGGTTAGATAACAGCCCAATCTAGCACCATACATGGCCCAAAGACCATTGTCAACGTCGGCACCAACACTCATCCACACCAAGAGTCTACGATGATTCTTGTAGTGATTCTTGTCTTTGATTTGGCGCCAATCCATTGGACGACCGTCGTGTAGTGCAAGTTTCACCCCTTCACGAAATCCTGCACGATAGGCCTGGTATGGTGTTGAGTTATTGTAGACATCGCTGTAGATGTTGTTGAGTTGATGATAGTGAATATCCCAACAAAAATCAACAGCACCGGCGCCCGAATCCACTGCTTCGTGTGTTCTCATTTGCTCTACAACTTTCTTGGGCCAAAGTTTAACACCGCCGTTGCCGTAGACTAGGCCATTGATGACATTCTTACCTGACCAAGACAATACATCACTGCGATCAAACTTGTGTAAATCAAGTTCTAATTCAAAAAAGTCAGGACGCACTTTGTTGTCAGCATCAATGCTGATAAATCGTTCTGTTTCTGCCATTTTGGCAGCGGCTTTATGGCAAGCATCACTACCAAACACGCCATGACTGCGTTTGGCCCACGGGCACTTCTCTAATAAGTCTGCCCAGTTCTCGTCGGCATTAGGTTCATCGTAACTGATGAACACTACATCAAATTCACTGATAGGGGTTTTCATTGTAAGACTCCAATGTCTATGTTGTTTGCTTTATATAATAGATTTGGTGGGTGTGGATCGTTCCAATCACTGATCAATTCAAATGGTTGAGGTTGTCTCAACATCAAAGCAGGAAACTCAACCCAACCAAGAAAGTTATCTGGGTCGTCGCGCCAGATCAGTCCTGCACGAAGGTTTCCAATTATGTTGTCAAGACTTGAACCTTTTTCATAATGACTCTGCGCCCAGACAGAGTTGTTTTTAACAAAAATGCTGATGTGTTGTCCAGGCCCTGGATGACTCATGAGTGTCTGATCATCAATGATACCGCTGAAAGGAAAGTATTGTTTGGATCTTTTAAATGAAACTGATCGAGCAACAGGGGGAAGATTTAGTCTGATGTTTTGATTGTGATACAAGATATTTTGCACTAGACCGTGATCCATAAAACTCCAAAGTCTACACTCCCAAAATCCCTTTTCAATGATTTCTTGAGTAGGAATATTGTTAAAGCCAAACACCAGATGAGGATCTTCAACGTCTGACAAGTAAATCTCAAAGTCTTTGAGTCTGTTGGGATTTTCTTTGGTTTGTTGTCCCCAATCTCTACTGGCTTCAATGCGTAGCATTCCATTTTCTTGGAACAGGGTGGCTCGTAGATCTGCAAACGCATCTCCGCTGAATTCTGATTGGCTAAGCCAAACTTGCCAATTTTGCTTTTTCTTTTTGTATTCCTGAGGTTTTCTAAGATCAATTAAATCTAGTGCTCCAAGTTTTTCATTGTAGTCTATGCGATAGTTGTTTTGATTTTCCTGACCTGACAGAATTTTTTTAACTCTGACATAACTGATTACCAGGGTTTCTGGAGATTGCATTTGACCTGGTTCAATGTTTAAAATGGTTCCGTTGGTGGTGTTATAGTAAATTGTCCAAAAGTCTTGGCCAGTTTTCTTGCGTTTTCTAAGTTCAAACTGAATGCCATCATCAATAATTTCACTCATTGTGCCAATACTCCAATGGTTTTTCTGTTTCGTCTAACCACACAGGATAAAGTTGGCTGTGGTTTTCCAGTTTAAAGTTTCCGTTGGCTGGATAAAAGGCAATCCAATCTGTCCAATGATTGCTGGCATACATCACTGGTGCAATTTCTAAATCTCTAACACTGGTGTCAACAACTGGAAACCAATCTGGAGTCAACCAGCCTGGGCACAAAGCCGCAGTGGCACTGAGCCAATGATGTATGGTTGGCTGTTCTGGTAGGTATTGTGGCCAAACATCTTCAGGTGCAAAATTCTGTATCATTGACCAAGACTCTACGGCTGTCAATGGATTGCCAATGATCATTACATATGGTGATCCTACATGATTGTTCATGTCTTGTGGTCGCCGCTTAAAAGTCTTTCCTGCTTCGATGGGCACTAGTCTATGATCAACTGTCTGACCCGGCATGAGATTCCAACTGCGTTCTACAGCAATGTCTTTCATGAGCCAAGTATGTCGTCTGAGAGCAATACCAGCAAAACAAATAATATCACCAGCATCCAGTGGCAAACTCTGCAGACATTTTAACTGTTCTGCAGGATCACTGTAGGCCGGCAAACGTTCTGCTCCTAGATGCGGATTGTGGAATTTGATGTCTGCTTGCGTGACATCAAATAATCTTGGATTGTTGGCATTGTCAATAACATATACAGTCATGCCAACTGCTCCATGATAGTGTCATAGTTGCGTAAGATGCTTTTCTTGTTCATCATGTGAACATCTTCGCCGCGGATTTCCACTGCAACGTTTTTCCATTCTTCAGGCAAATTACTGAGCATGACCCAATGATTGGGGCCTAGGATTTTGACCACATCGTCACGCTGGTCTTGATAGCGCATGGGCAAAGGAATTCTGCCAATGAATCCGCCATCTTGCCAGCCATCACAGAGATGTGCGGCAATTGAAGCCGCATAGTCAGTTCTATAGAGACTGCCTGGAAACTTGTAGAGATAACGATAGTATTCCCAGTGTTGTTTTACACTGGACCAAACGTTAAAGAAATGTTGTGCTTCTTCACTCTTGCGCCAGTAGACCACAGTTGACCACCACATGCGAATACCTGCATAGTGTAGCCAACGTTCTGTGGTATAGGGTTCTTCACAGCGTAGATTTATAGCGTCTCGATACATGGCCACCGAGTGCTGTCCACCAAACAGTTTGGCTAGATTGTCATTGCCACACAAGTAATCTGTGTCAATAAGGATGGTTTCGTCAAAGGGCGAAAGATTGTAGATATCGTGCTTGTTGGTGTTGGTAAACTGTGCATTGAAACTGTTGTAGGCACCGTCGTGATGTAGACGAATGTTCTGCTGATAGTCAGGATTGGTCATGACAATGTCGTCCCAAGCGGCTCGCATGATTTCTTCGCCGTGGCGTTCGCGGCACTGGTCCACGCTCATTTGGTTAGTGACCAAAACCACTGGCATGCCGGGCATGTATTTTTTAACTGCGTAGGCCGCAACAATGGCCAATTGGGTATAATCCAACTGTTCGTTGTTGTAGGCAAACATCATGAATCCGCGACTGCTCATTTACAACCCCACAATTTTAGCAGGATTTCTGGCTGTCTTTAGTCGCTGTTGTTCTTGATTTTTTAGAACCATTGCTGAATCGTAGGCCTTGATCAATTGCTCAATGAATTCCTGTGGATTTGCAATTATAATGGCATTGTCGCTTTGATCGTTGACAATCAATGGTTCTTTGGACAAGCGGGAGTGTGCATCAACAAACCCAATGAGTTCTGGTGACGCACGAAAAATTGAATTTTGGTGTGATACAAGCAGGGCCGCTTCAACCCTGGCCATGATGTTTTGGCGCTGTATCTGTAGCGTCAAGCGATAGTTAGCAAACGCCAAGGCATCATTAAGTCGTTGATCCATGTAGAAATCCTAGAATTATATACGCGGTTATTTATAGCCCGCAGGACTAGGATTGCAAACCTTAGATGATGTTAAATTTCTTGCCAGTTGGTTTTAATACTAACCAATGGTTCAGGAATTGATAGAGCCACTGAACCTTCTGTGACTGTGGTTGGATGCACCATGGATGTGATCAATGATAGGTCACCGCGCACAGGAATATTTAGGCCGCTGTTGTCCAAGAGCCAACGAAGAATTAGTTTTTCTCCGTCAATGTAACCGTAGAGTTTGGCTCGGCTTGATGCGTAGCCACCATAACCACCATAGCCGCCGTAGCCGCCGTAGCCACCATAACCACCATAGCCACCATAACCACCATAGCCGCCGTAGCCACCGTAGCCACCATAGCCTCCGTATCCACAATAGCCACCGTAGCCACCGTAGCCTCCATATCCGCCATAGCCTCCATATCCGCCGTATCCGCCGTATCCGCCATAGCCACCACCACCAGATCCACTTGGGCTAGTATAAAGCAATTGTTCTTCTGTGGTTAGTTCGCTGAATCCTACAGTTTGACTGACACCGCGAGTGTTCAAACTGTTGGCAGTTTCAATGTTAAAACGAACGGTGCCCATGTCTTGGAAAATACAACGCCAAGTATGATACCCGTTGCCGTAACCATTGGCCAATCCCAGTGCAAATCTTAGATCTCCACCCGCATTGAAAAAGTGTCTAGCACTTTCATAGGTGCCAAAATCTCCAAAGGCATATTCCAACACAATTTCCAGTTTATTTTGCCATTCGGTATCTGAAGTATATGTGCCCAGTGTTGACAACTCTGTAAAAGCAGGATCAACAATGTTGCGAAGTTCTCTTGCACCTGTCAACAATGTTGATGCAGTATTAAGGAACTCAGCAGTGATTTTTTCACCTCGGGCCACAACAACAAGTTCTTGATCGGAACTGGCTGTGCGTAGTGTGCTTAGGTTAATTCTATGCACAAGTTCGTTGGTCAATGTCGCTGTAATTTTTTCACCGCGTTCAACTAATGGCATGTTTTCTCCGCCCCAGCCCCAACGAATATTATCCTGCACAGCCGGCACAGCACTTGGACCTTCACCTGCATGAGTGTCGCCAAATAATTCATTGGTTGACAATAGCACACCATTGAATACTTCGTCTTGAATCTTTTGACCACGATTTACAATAGATATCACAGAAGGCGGACCAACGTAACCACATTCGGTGCTGTTGTTTTCGATCATTTGATCGTATTCGCCGCCCTGACCATCAGCATAAATGCCATACTTGTCAAAGCCGCGGCATTCCGTTCTAATCAGTGTGCCAAATGGCAGTAGACTATTTTGAATCTGCACAGATGATGATGCGGCACCGTTGGTCAAATCAATTCTAAATGTTTTGCTTTGACTGCTGCCA